ATCGAGTTTTGGCTATGGGCAACAGGCATCGACTGCGACAATCACCATAGTAGACTACTCAGTGTTGACTGATGATTCTGCTGTCGCTCTCATTGGGTACAATGTAGATACAGGGACGGCTTATGACCGCGATGACATTGTTCAGTTATTCGCTAGGGAGGGGGTGGTTGTGGAGGGTCCATATTTTTCAATTGGTGCGTCCAATAATGAAACTGCCGACAACCTTAACACCGCTATAAATGCCAACACAACAATCACTACCAATGTTCTCGGTAATGTCATAACACTAACCCAAGGCGCAATGGGTCAGTATGGCAATACACCCATACTTCTTACAGGCGTGAATGCGGGAATATCGAAAGTAGACTTCGGTGGGTGCGGAACTCAAGGATGCGCTGGAAAAGATTCGGGGTCGGGTCGTTCGGGTCATGTGTCTTATGTTTTTGACGGAGGCGCATTCGGTAACAACAACTATGTACCAAACGAGTCACTAAAGGATGGTCACAATGTCTTGATGTACGATCAACGGGATAAAGTGGCGAACTTCTGTCCTGTTGCCGTTGGGTCAATAGTCGCAGATACCGATTACACTATCAAGTGGCGAGGAAAAGATTACTATAACTCAGCGGTGTGGTTTAATAGGTCGTTGGTTGTCATTTCTAATAACATCAAAGTCACCCCGCCACCTGTAATTTATTCAAGCGATGCAAGCGAAGTATATGCTTCGGGGTCAGATATGTCCGAAGTATTTATAGCAGGTACAGATATGTCTGAAGCATACATATCAGGTGCAGATGCAACTCAAGTGAACGGATAACCAAATGCCAAAAGCAACAATTACAACCAAGACGATATTTGAAGATACAGCGGCAACTTTCATGGCAAGGATAAAAGGGGATGATGCAACATACCCTGTTGCGGGTGACTTTAATGATTCAGACAACCGAATATCGTGGAAAGTGTTTCTAGCGGGTTCGGAAGTCGGCAGTGGATTCTTGTCCAATGCACAAATTGCGGCGGCTGTTTTCGGTTCAGTTTTCCAGACCAATGCGAGGTGGACAGCCGATGCGGTCGGATACAACTTCATATACTTGCTACCCGCATCCAACTTTGCCACAGGCGATGGTGTATACGATGTTGAGTTCAAGTTTGAACCAACAGACCAAGAACCATTCTTTTTGGTTTATCGCCTCACAGTAATAGCAATACAGACTTCGTAAGATAAAGAGCAGTTATGCCACATCAACAAATTGAAGAATACAAAGTAAACTCACTAGGAACTGAATATGAAGCCATGTCCGAGAGATGGGACTTGCTTCACGCATTATTAGGTGGCACACACGCAATGCGAGCAGGAAAAGAGAAGTGGTTGGCTCGTGAACCGCGTGAATCGGCGGCGGCATATACAAACAGGCTTGCTCGATCTTTCTTGTATGGTGCTTATAGAGACACAATAGAAAAACTTGTTTCTAAGCCATTTAGTCGCCCTGTTATATGTCTGGGGAAAACATTAGACACCATAAGCGAGATGAAAAAAAATATGGACATGAATGGTCGTGACATAACACAGTTTGCTCGTGATGTTTTTACGGCGGGTGTTACATACGGTTGCACCCATATCCTTATTGACTTCCCACAATTCTCACCAACAGCAACATTGGCAGACGAACGGGCATCGGGTGTGCGACCAGTGTTTATCCATGTGAAGCCAACCCAGTTGATTGGTTGGCGTACTGAAACAGCAGAAGACGGCAAAGATACATTGACACAGATTCGTATCCATGAAACTAGGATTGAGCCAAGCGGAGAGTATGGCGATACGGAAATAGAATATATCCGTGTTTATACTCCGCAGGATTGGCAACTATGGAGAAGGGATAAGTTTAAGAACGAAGACGATTTCAAAATAGTAGACCAAGGAACACATTCATTTGGAAGCATCCCGCTTGTTACTTACTATGTCTCACGAACAGGGACATTAACAGCAACACCGCCAATGGAAGATTTGGCTTGGCTGAATCTTGCTCATTGGCAAAGCATGTCTGACCAACGGAACATACTCCGCTTCGCAAGAGTTGGTCTTCTGTTCGCGGCGGGCTTTAGCGATGAAGAATTAGAAGAGGGCTTGACAATTGGTCCTAATCAATTGATTCGTTCTACTAATGAAAGTGCCAAAGTAACTTATGTGGAACATAAGGGAAATGCAATTGCCACGGGGCAACAAGACTTAGATAAATTAGAAGAGCGAATGAAGGTGCTTGGTCTTCAACCAATTATGCAAAGGTCGGGCAATCAGACTGCAACGGGCAGAGTATTAGACGAAAGTAGAACACACACATCAATACAAGCATGGATTAGATCACTTGAAAATACACTTAGACAGGCATTTGAGTATGCAACACGGTGGAGTAAGCAAGAACTTCCAGAAGATTTTTCTATTGACATCAACAATGATTTCGGTCTTTCTGAACGGGCTACGGATGATGTCAGATCGCTCATTGAGATGCGCAAGGCGGCACAAATATCATCAGAGACATTCCTACGAGAAGTCAAGCGCCGTGGCTTGTTGGCAGAGGTCGTGGACATACCAACAGAGTTGGCGGCAATTGAGCAAGAAGGTCCACCACTTGCACTATTATCAGCGACTTCCTACAAGGAATCAGACTCGGATGAGGATGAAGAAAAGGAAATGGAATCCTGATGGCTGTCTCACCTAATCAAAACTTTCGCAACGCAAAAATCTGCAATCATTGTGGTCGAATGCTCAATCTAATTCATGTACACGGGCATACGCAATGTGCTTCCTGTGGTCAATTGATACAGGAATGTTGCCAAGGGTCCCGACAACAACAATACATACAGACAGCCGAAAAGAAGAAAAAGCGATTAAAGCGATTGCAGGATAAAATAAGCAGTGTCGCATCTTGATCTAAAAAAGTTTGCCGCTCGCAGACTGCGCTTATTGAGGACTGTGAATGAAGCCCTTCAAGACTCAGGCATTTTACATGCTGTTTTTTTAGAGAGGCTAAAAACAAATGAAGTAAATAGAATTGTGTCGTTTCTTAATGACGAGGTGTTCCCTGAAGTTGCAAGTAAATTAGAAATGCGGCTTTCTCGTATTGCGTCACGCGGGTATGACAGCAATGCGTGGAAAACCAAACAATACAAAGAAATGCTTCTGTCCATAAATGAATTGATTCGGGTTGGTCTTCGATCAGCAAGAAATAACCTAAAGAAAAGTCTTGCTGAGATGGGGGTATATGAGGCTAGTTATCAAAGAGACATGATTCGACATGCTATGGGCGAAAGCATGGGCATTGAATTAGTGCCAAACATTGTTTCGCCTGCACCTATGGCTTTGCGATCAATAATCACAAGTAAACCATTTGAGGGCAGGTTGCTAAAAGATTGGTGGTCGAGTTTAGAAAAGGCAACACAGAAAGCGGTTGAAAGTCAAATCAATATAGGCATTGCTACTGGTGATCCTACACATCGCATAGTACAACGAATAACAGGGACAGCAACACATGGGTTTACAGATGGCGTGATGAATACAACACGAAGACACGCGGAAACAGTTGTTAGAACTTCTGTGAATCATATTATGACGCAGGCGCGTGAAATGACCTACAAAGAAAACAAGAAGGTTGTAAAAGGTGTTCGATATGTTGCAACACTCGATAGCCGTACAACTGATATTTGTATAGCCCTAGATGGGCAGGTGTTTGGCATTTTTGAAGGTCCTCGCCCCCCAATGCACCACCAATGTCGATCAACCACTGTTCCTATCATAAAAAGTTGGAAAGAACTTGGAATAAAAAACCTGAGAGAAATGCCAAGCGGAATGAGAGCGTCTATGAATGGTCAAGTGCCTGCAAAAATGACTTATGGGCAATGGCTAAAGAAGCAACCCAAAAAAATACAAAATGAAGTGTTGGGAGCAGGTAAAGCAAGTTTGTTCAGAAGAGGCACGGTTCCTATTGAACGATTTATTGATAATAAGTTTCGCCCCTTAACGCTTGAACAACTCAAAAGACTTGAGAGAAAAAGAATAAGAACTGGCGGTAACTAATCTTCGCCGCCTTCTTCGGCAACCCAATGCTGTTCAAGCACAATCACCAATAACCTAAGTCGATCTGCCGTCCACAATAAATCTTGTTTATTAGTATCAGAGATTATTTCTTCGCCGTTTGCAATTTCTACTAATATGTGCGAAAATCCTCGTAATGCTCGCAATAGACGAATTGTGGGCAGTTCTTGAAGCATTTCGACTACCTCATCATCGGACATGCCGCTTGTGCGCGTTTCCCATGATGGTTGGTGTGGGGTCATAGTAAAGCCCTACATCCTTAGCAGTTCTGCATCCCAACATTTGCCTACAAGTCTTGAGGGTCTATCTATTCTAGCCTCGATAATACATAATGCTGAACCCCATTGGGTAGTATCTTTGCGCGCCATGTATTCGGGTTTGAGAGGACCGCATGTTCCAACATTGCAGTACCAAAAGGGAAGCGGTATTTTTCGGCTTCGGTGCATTTGTGTTGGTGGTACAGGTCGATGAGTGTGACCACGAACCATCAATCGAAAAGTTTGTTGTTGTGCATCGGGCATTGCGTTCAACATTTGAAGACCCTCTAATTCATCCGTGCCAAGTCCTGCATCGAATCCGTGGTAAAGAGACACTTGCCCTATATTCATTACTCCTCGTCCAGATTTTTCGTAAGGCAACCAATCCCATTTTCGCCATTCTTCCCTAAAGGTGGGGTGCATATTCCAATGAACCAAACTCCTGAGCCGCGTTGGGACTCTACGAGCGTCCCTTGCTTCCAGATTTGCGTCATGGTTTCCTTTATTTATCCAAAGCGTTGTATCGTTTGGAAGTACCCCACGAATTGCCGACAAAAGATTATAGGCATGTTCGTATTCGTGTTCCAATGTGTGAGTATCGTCGTCGCAGTCTGGATGAAGACTAGCGGCGGATGCTTCAAACAGATCACCAAGATGCCCAAAATGAGTTATGCCTTTGATATTGGACAGTGTGGACAATACCCACTCAACTGTCTCCGGCGGAGTGAATGGTGCATGGGTACAAGAGATACATGCAATTTTGGCTACCTTGTGGGTTTTTACACTCATCCTCTGTTGTACTATTCAATCGGTCAAAAAAGTAAACGAGCAGGATTTCCGACAACGCACCCTGAAAACATTTCTTCAATTTATGAATGCTTGTAAAAGCAAAAACATTTTACCAGTGATAGCAGGTGTGCGTTTAGTTGCTCTTTTTATGCCGATTCAAGTATGGTTCTTACCGTCCTTGGGTTGGGTCGGTTTATGGCACACGGCGAGTAATCCTCCTACTTGCCGTGTGCCTATTTTTTTGTTACAAAAATATAATATGTTTGTATATTATTGCGCAAGTTCCTTGATAAAGTGATAGAAATGTATGGTGGCAAGATTGTTATTGCCGAATAGATAAATGGAGAACACACAAAGGGTGAGACACCCGAAAAGGCGAGATGCCAAGGAGATTTGACAGAATGACAGAATTACAAGCAACCCTACCAACTTTAGACGGAATAGACGAAGCCATTGCAGGCTTTTACACAGAGCAAGAAGATGGGACATTTTTATTGAGCGTAGTGGGAACGGGCGGATTTGAATTGGAAAACACAGCCGCATTGAAATCTGCTCTTGGTAAAGAGCGAGCAAATGCCGCCGCATCCAATAAGGCACTGAAGGCGTATGAAGGTATTGACGCTATTGAAGCAAGAGAAGCGTTGGAAAAGATGACAGAAGTGGCGAACTTCGATCCAGACAAAAGAGTAGAAGAGGCGATTGCCGCACGAGAAAAACAACTCATCAAACAACACGATATGGCGCTTTCTTCCCTAAAAGAAGAAAACAGCAATCTTGTTTCCAATCTTGAGCAAAATCTTATTACTTCGTCTGCTACCAAGGCGATTGCAGAATCAGAGGGATCAGTTGATTTACTGCTTCCTCATGTCCTCAACCAAACACGGATGAGAAGGACAGAAAATGGCTCCTTTATAGCAGAAGTGGTCGATAATACAGGTAATCCCCGCATTGGGGATACACAGGGGAATCCTATGACGATCCCACAGTTAGTAGATGAGATGAAGTCCAGTGATTCGTTTGCTAGGGCTTTCAACAGTTCAGGAGCCACGGGAAGTGGCGCAACGAATAACACAGCGTCCTCCACAGGGACGGGTCGAGGTCGGAGTGTCAGCCGATTTGACCAAGAGGCACTCAATAACAGTATTGAGAAAATTGCATCAGGTGAAATTACGGTTTCAGATGATTGATTGAGTGCTTGCTCCGGCGAGATGCCACCGTATCGGGATGATGCGGAAAATAAAAAAGTAAATCCCTAGTCGCGGGTTTACATATACAGTTTTCGTATCACAAAAAGATAAGAGGTAAGCCAAATGGCAAACACACTTACAAATATCATGCCGAAGATTCTTGCAAAAGGTCTATTGGCTCTTCGTGAGCGTTGCATTCTCCCCGGTCTAGTTAATATGGACTATGGTTCAGAAGCCGCTCAAAAAGGCACAACTATTGATGTGCCAATCAGTACAGCAATCAGTGTTGCACAAGTTTCACCAAGCAATGTTCTTCCTGCCCCCGGTGACACAACTCCTGACCTTGTACAAATCTCGTTGGACAAGTGGTACAAAAATACCCCCTTCCACCTCACAGACAAAGAACTTACTGAAGTAGACCGAAATCGTGATTTCATTCCGATGCAAGTCTCAGAAGCAGTTCGTGGTATCGCAAATCAAGTAAACCAAGACATCTTTTCTACATATACAGATGTTGGTAATGCCGCTAACACGGCGGGTAGTGCTTTGGATGTGGATGCAATTGTTGAAGCACGAAAGCGACTCAACATTTCTAACGCACCAAATCAAGACCGTGCTTTTGTTATCAACCACGCCGCAGAAGCAGACCTTCTTGGTGAAACTGCGTTCAGTCAGTGGAATGCCGCAGGTCCTAGTTCAACCGAGAACATTCAGATTCGTGGTGAAATTGGCGAACGCTTTGGTTTCCGTTGGTTTGCTGATGATGATTGTCCACTCCACACAAGCGGTACTGCGGCAGATGACGCAACGCTTCTAACGAACGGTGCAACTGCTGTTGGCGCACGAACTGTTTCAATGACATACAACGCTGTTAAAACTCTTAAAGCAGGTGACTCGTTCACTATTGATGGTGATACGATAATGGCAAATGACACACATATTTCTGTTGCCGCAAGTGGTCTTTCATTTACACCAGTGACGGGCATGAAGGCCACTTTTTCTATTACGGTGGACAATCATCATCAGCAAACCAAC